CTTTCAGGAAGACGATAAAAATAAATATCAGCATATAACCACAGCCATAGGGTACATGGTTGATTACGTGTGGCCGGTTAACAGTCCACAGTCAACAACACACAGAGTAAGGGCCAACTAATGGAAAAAGTATTTGAACGAAGTGACAACTTCCAGAATGCCACAGGCCGGGGCGAGCTGTTACGGGACCTTTTAGGTGGAACCCCTGCCATGATTGCAGCCGGGGAAAAATATCTGCCGAAACAGAGCGCGGAGCATGTGGATGACTATAAGATCCGTTTGGAGGGCGGGTATCTGTTCAACGGTTACAGGCGCACACGGAATTACCTTACGGGCCTGGTTTTTTCTGAGCCGCTAAAAATCAGTTATGACGCAACGAGTAAGGCAGCGTTTGAGAATATTGAAAGTGACATTGACCAGCAAGGAAACAATCTCCGAACTTGGGGGCATACGTTTTTTGAGTGCGGAATTGATGCCGGTATGGTGGCTATCCTTGTGGATTTTCCGCAGGTCCGGACCCGTAATGAAAACGGCAGGCTTGAGTTTTGGGACAGCGAACAGGAGGTATGGCGGCCGAAGACTGCCGCCATTGACGCAGAAAAAGGTTGGAGGCCGTTCTTTGTTTTGATACACCAGGCCAACATATTGGGTGTAAGATTTGTCTATGAAAACGGTAAGCGGATTCTTGATCTTATCCGCATCTTTGAAACTGTGATAGATGAACAGGGCGATTTTGATAATGATGACGTCGAGGTTGACCAGGTACGGGTATTGCGAAGAGGCTCGTGGCAAGTGTACCGAAAAGATGATGAAGACAACGTATACCTGCACGATCAAGGCGAAACCAGCATTGAGGAGATTCCGATTGCTTTTTTTAAGCCGGGTGAATCATTAGGCGATGCGGCAGCACCGCCCCTGGAGGACTTGGCGCAACTCAACAAGCGGCACTGGCAGGCAACGTGCGACCAGGTGAGCCTTATGTCTTTTGTCCGAAGGCCGCCGTGGTTGGGAAAACTGCTTACCGATTCGGACGGAACGGTCGAGTTCGGACCCGGCAGGCTGATTCATGCTGTTGACGGAGAAGCTGATCTAAAAAGCGTATCTGTCAATTCTGACGCGGTTGACAAGGGCAAGGATGAGCTTACCGCTCTGGAAGAAAAGATGTCCCTTTACGGCTTGGTGACGTTACAACCAAGCTACAATTCCGGCAACAAAACGGCATATCAATCTCAGCAGGAAACCACAGAGTCAACAAGTGTGCTCAAAGATTGGGCGCTGGGGTGCAAGGATGCACTGGACAACGCCTTCCGTTTTGCTGGAATGTGGATGGGTATAGAAGACGGACAAGAGCCAATAGTTGATATCAATACAGATTTCAACCCGGCTGTTGGTATGGCTCCAGAAATGATGATGAAGGCAATCGAGATGGGGGTTTTATCTCGGGAACAAGTCCATCAAGAGCTTAAGCGCCGGGGGCTAATTGGTGAAAATTGGGATTGGCAGGATGTAAAGGCGATGATCGAGGACGATTCACGTTTTGCGGGACCGGCAGGAGCATTAACGGGACTTGCTGATCAGTTCCCAGCCGTGCCAGGTACTCAAGTATCCACACCGGCTGGCCAGTAGGCTGAAATGGGAATTCTGTATTTGATCTTTCAAGGACATATTTAAGTAATGGTTTCATTAAGTTTAAATACATGATATACTTAAAAATAGCAGATGAAAACATGACGTGGGATAATTATGGTTTCTATGGTTGGCATGTGGATCATATAAAGCCTATATCGAGCTTTGATATTAAAAGCAATAGCTGCCCTGAGTTCAAAAAGTGTTGGGCGCTGTCAAATTTACAGCCACTGTGGTGGACAGATAACATCAAAAAGGGAGCTAAGGAAAATTGGTAGATAGACTCCCACCGGATGAATTATTAGAGCTTTTTCAAGTTGCGCGACAGGTGTTTTTCCGTTACCAGCTTGACAAGATGGAAATATCAGCGCTTCTGACGGCAATGTCTTCTATTGAAAAATCAATGAAAGACATCTTATCAAATCCTACAGCAAGGCTCAAACGATGGGAACAATTAAGGCGCCAAGAGTTGATCAAGGAAATAGATGCTTTGACTTTGGGAATCCGTGAACAAGTCTCAGGCGAGATCTCCAGTCTTGCAGGCCAGGCCGGGGCAGAATCAGCCATCTACCACAGCCAGACTATGAGTTTAGGTGGTAAAGTCCAGGGGTTTAACAATGTGGCATTGTCGCCGGAACAGTTTCAATCTTTTTTCCAGTCAACGCCGCTCGGGGGGGTGACATTGACGCAGTGGGTTGATAAGGCTTTTGATACGACCGTTCGCCATGGTATCCTTGAGGATCTGGGAGCCGGGGTGTTGCAGGGTAAAGGTTATCCTGGATTGGTTGACAATATCATGGGACACATGCAAGGTTTTACCCGTAAAGAGGCTGTTACTCTTGCCAGGACGTTTGTTCAGCAAGCGAACGTAACAGCACAGCAGGCTGTTATGTCTGCAAATTCCGATATAGTGAAAAAATGGAAGTGGTCAAGCGTTTTGGAAAATGGCAACTTAAAAACAGGCCGCGGGACCTGCATAAGGTGTGCATCACTTGACGGTAGCACATATAAACTTGGTGAAGGTCCGCCGATCCCGTTACACCCGAACTGCCGATGTGTGCCTGTGCCTATAACAGTATCATATCGCGAATTGGGCGTTGACATAGATGAACTGGAAGATGTAGCCAGGCCATGGACAGAAAGGCCGGACATACCAATTGGCGAAGGCGGGCGCAATATCGATTCTTGGGGCACACACCAAGGGGAATACGACAGCTGGTTTGAGTCACGGGGGGAGAAGTTTCAGAAAAATGTAGTCGGCCCCAGGAGATATGAATTTATCAAGTCAGGCAAGGTGAAATTTAAGGATCTGGTGGACCAGAATACCGGGAGGCTGTATCGGTTGGATGAATTAAAAAGGCATAAATGAACCTCGACAAACTAATAAAAGTTATATCCTCAAAATTAGCAAACCTACTTGCAACCAAGTGGACCGGGAAAATAACGATTTGCATTGAAATGAATAGGGGGGGTATATCAAAAACGAATATATGCACAGAAGAACCATTGACATTTAAATAAATAGATGATATAAATATAAAATTAAAGCTGCAAGTTCCGCTGAGAAAAGCGCAAAACCCAAGGCCCATGAGCAGATTCGTTCTGTTTGTGGGCCTTTTTTTATCTTTCAACCAACCCACGCTAACTTGAGCGGTCAATCAAGGAAAAGGAGTCATTATGTCACAGGAAGAAGAAACCACAGATACCACGGAAGAAGCCGGAAACAACAACGACGCTATGGAGCAAGAGAAAATTGACAAGATTGTCAAGGACAGACTTGACCGGGAGCGGAAAAAGTTTGAAAGGGAAAAGGCTGAACTGCTGAAACCATTTGAGGGCGTAGACAAGGATGAGTACGCCAGGTTGAAACAAGAAGCCGAAGACCGGGAGAACAAAAAACTTGAGGAGCAAGGCAAATTTGAGGAGATCCGCAAGAAATGGTCTGATGAGAAAAAAGACATCCAGGCCGAATATGAAAAAAAACTTGCGGAAAAAGATAATACCCTCAAGAGACTTGTTCTTGACGACAAGGTTCGCAATGCTGCTTTAAAAGCAAACATCAGACCTGAACGAGTTGAAAAGGCGTTGAAACTGACGGAATCTAATTTTGCAATGGACGAAAACGGAGATATCCGAATCCTTGATGACAATGGAGAAGAGACATCTGATTCACTTGATGACTTTTTTAAGAATACTTTTCAGAAAGAAATGCCCGAGTTTTACCTTGGTAGCGAAAAAACAGGTTCCGGGGCGCAGCAAAGTAGAAGCAGACAAAACAGTTCAAATTGGCATAACTTACCGCCAATAGAACGACTTGCCGCCGCGCGAAAGGCGGGCAACACATAAAAAATGGAGCATAAAAAGATATGGCCCTAACATTAGTAGAAGCTGCAAAACGCAGCCAGAACCCGATTCAGTCCGCAATTATTGAGATGTACGCGCGTAATAGTGACATCCTGATGACTCTGCCTTTTGATACCATCCAGGGTAATGCCCTGAGATACAACCGCGAAGAAACTCTGCCCGGTATCGGTTTTCGTGGTGTGAACGAAGCTTACACCGAATCAACCGGCATTTTGAACCCCATCACTGAACCGCTGGTTATCGCCGGCGGGGACCTGGATGTCGATATGTTTATTCTGAAAACAATGGGCATGGACCACAGAAGCGTCCAGGAAGCCATGAAGGTGAAGGCCCTGGCCCTTGCCTGGACTGCGCAGTTCCTTAAAGGCGACAGCGCAAGCGATCCGCGCGGCTTCGACGGCCTTGAAACACGGATCACCGGCGATCAGTTGATCTGGAATAACACCGACAACGGCGCCGCCCTTTCTCTGGCCAAGCTTGATGAAATGATCGATGCAGTTGAATCTCCGACGCATTTAATTATGAACAAGACCATGAGGCGCAGATTGACAGCAGCTGCAAGGCTGTCCACCGTGGGCGGTTTTATCACCTGGCAGGTTGACGCTTTTGGCCGCCAGATCGCCATGTATAACGACCTGCCCATCCTGATCGCAGATTATGACAATGATGGCGACCAGGTCCTTCCGTTCACCGAAACAGCAGACGGCGCAGGAACAGCGCAGAATACATCAATTTACTGCGTTTCTTTCAACACCGGTATGGTGACAGGTATCCAGAACAGCGATATCGATGCAAGGGACCTGGGTGAGCTGGAAGAAAAGCCCGCAATGAGAACCCGTGTCGAATGGTACGCCGGTATCGCATGCATGCACGGCAGAGCGGCCGCCCGACTTGGCGGGATCACCAACGCAGCAGTAACCGTATAGGAGAATTACAATGGGTATTACAGATAGCAAAAAAAGACCCCAGGGGACTTTTGACAGCGACCTGGAATTCAAGGACGCCGGTCTTGTAGCTGCAAGCGCAGCCGCACAGGTTGACAGCGCCGCTCAGATTGTTGATGTTGGAACCGGTTTTTTCAAGGGGTGCATGATTCTTGATGTGTCTGCACTGGAGATTGCCAGCAACGATGAAATTTACGACATCGTTGTTCAGGGATCTTCTGACTCTGATTTTGGGACCGACACCAACATTGTTGAACTGGCCGCCCTCAACCTTTCCGCAGCCGAGGTTAAAAGAACCGACTGCAACAAGGACGATTCAACCGGCAGGTTCAAATTGTATTTCGACAACGAAAACAACGGCACCTATTACCGCTATCTGCGTGTTTACACCGTCGTGGCAGGCACAGTTGCCACCGGTATCAATTACACGGCATATTGCGTCCCGACGCAGTAAGGGGGCATTATGTCTGATACTGTAAAGGTTGTAAGGGCCAGAGGCGAAGGGGTTGTCAAGATCAAAAACGAACCCCTTGGCGATGCCGCAGTGAAAAACATCCAGAAAATCCTGGTGCCCGAATCAATCGCCACAGTCACGAAATACGGTGGCGAGTACGGATTTAGAACCAGCGTGATCGAGTTCACCAAAGCCGCCAACCTCGTGACCAGGGCGGGGGCTTCAGATGACGGATACGGAAGCCTGAA